GTCGGAAGTCGTTTTTTTGAAATCGTGTTTTGCTTAGGGGGTACACCCCATATAGTGCCACGCGTTTTTTTTTTTGGGTATATATATAACTATAAGTATATACAATTACCATCTAAACCATTTTACCCCCCCCTTCTTTAATTAGGTACCATAATGGGGTACCATATTACAAATGAAAAAAAACATTTTCAAATGCCCAATAAAAAAAATAAACTAGAGCACGTACCTGACGATACTTTAAAAGAGATCGTTATGATTCAAAGTCGCCTAAAGCAAATGGAGGTTAGCAACAAAGCTAACACTGACTTCATTGAATACGTTAAGCATGTATGGGATGGCTTCATCGAGGGCGAACATCACAAGCTCTTCGCTAAGAAGCTAGAGAACGTGGCTATGGGTAAGACTAAACGCCTTATCGTTAACATGCCACCGCGTCATACCAAATCAGAGTTCGCATCTGTGTTCTTTCCTAGCTGGATGATGGGCTTGCATCCTGACATGAAAATAATGCAAACTACCCATACGGCAGAATTATCTGCTCGTTTTGGACGTAAGGTTAGAAACCTTATGGATACTGATGAGTACAAACAAATCTTTGAGAAGGTTCGACTATCAGCCGATAGTAAATCAGCAGGACGATGGGAAACCAACCATGGCGGAGAATATTTCGCGGCGGGTGTTGGCGGAGCCATCACGGGTAGGGGTGCTGACCTCCTTATCATTGACGATCCTCATTCAGAACAGGATGCCCTCTCGCCCTCCGCACTAGAGTCTGCTTACGAATGGTATACCTCTGGGCCGCGACAGCGTCTACAGCCTGGCGGAATCATAGTAATCGTTATGACGCGTTGGAGTACGCTAGATCTAACTGAGAAGCTTCTTAAGAGAATGGGCGAAGAGCACGCAGATCAGTGGGATATACTAGAATTACCTGCGATATTAGACGATAACACCCCTTTATGGCCCGAGTTCTGGAAGATAGAAGAGCTTGAGTCTGTTAAGGCATCTATCCCTATATCGAAGTGGAATGCTCAGTATATGCAGAACCCTACCTCAGAAGAGGGTGCTTTACTCAAGAGAGACTGGTGGCAGAAGTGGGAACACGATGAGCCGCCTAACACCACCTATATATTGCAGTCATACGATACAGCCTTTAGTTCTAAACAGACAGCTGACTACTCCGCCATAACCACATGGGGGGTGTTCCGTCCTAGCGATGGATCTCCTGAGTCGATCATTCTTCTCGATGCTAAGAAGGGGCGTTGGGATTTCCCAGAATTGAAGAGTACAGCCTATGATGAATATATGTCTTGGCAACCTGACATTGTGTTGGTAGAATCCCAAGCAAGTGGTACACCTTTGACGCATGAGTTAAGGATGATGGGTATACCTGTAGTGAACTACCGACCCACAAGAGGGAAGGACAAAGTTACTCGTGTACATTCGGCTTCACCAGTATTTGAGGCGGGCATGGTTTGGGCTCCAGATACAATCTTCGCAGAAGAAGTGATAGAGGAATGTGCGGCCTTCCCATTTGGGGAGCATGACGATTTTGTAGATTCAACAACACAGGCTATACTAAGATTTCGTCAAGGTAACTTTATAAGATTGGACTCGGATGAAGAAGATGAAGAGCCCATACCTAGACAAAGAATTTATTATTAGGAGTAATGGCATGGTAAGAAAAGCATTAACAAAGAGAGCTGCTGAAGCAGCTGCAAGAATTGCAAAAAGGACAAGAGCAGGGAAAGCTAAGAATGATCCTGTAGGAGATCTTCAAAGAGCTAAGGCTGCAAATGTAGTACCTAAGCCAAAACCAAAGCCAAGACCAAAGCCAAAGGCAATAACAAATACAAATCCAAGTCCAAAGGCAGGCTCTGGTTCAGCAGCAGTAGTAGTCCCTAAAGGAGTATCTAATACATCAAAAGCAATAGCAGGAGCTGGGTCAGCAGGTGTTTTAGCACTTGCTTTAAAAAACAAAGGCGGATCATTTGATGATGCTTTTAGAAAGGCAAGAGCTAAAGGTGAAGGAACTAAGTTTACTCACAACGGCAAAAAATTCACAGCTGTAACTAAAGATGACATGAAGAACAAAGGTTACTCAAGTCTAGCTGCTTACAATAAAGCTGGCGGTGCAAAGAAAGTAGATTCTACTAAAGCTGCTAAAAAAATTACAGGCGAAGTTAAGAAAAATAAAAGACCTGTCATTAACGCAATTAAAAAAGTTCTTCTTGGTAAAGATAAGAAGTTCGGTGGCGAAAGAGGACTGATTGATTTCCTTGGCAAGCGTAAAAAGAAAAACCCAGGCGAAGGAATAATAAGCAAGCCTGATAAGAAAGCTGATGGCGGTATGATGAAATACAAAGACGGCGGATCAGTTAGCCCTAAGAGATCTTCAAAAAAAGGTGTTGGTGCAGCTGTAAGAGGTTTTGGCAAAGCTTTAAGATAATGGGCATAAAGAAAACAGGGGTTACACATATTAGCAAGTTTGTAAAAAAAGTTGTAAAAAAAGCTAAAGCCCCTAAGATTGATAAACTAAAGACCAAAATACAAAATCAAGAAAGAAGACTTCAACAAGATTCTTCAAGCATAAGCAACAAAGCTTATAACAAAGATTCTAAAGAAATTGAAGAGATGAAGAGAGAGCTAGGAAAACTAATACAGGATTAACATGGCAGACATAGATAAAGCTATTACGTTTGAAGATCAACTTGAGCTAGGAGTTCGTGATCGTTCAAAGGAAATGGAAGTAGAAGTAGAAGTAGATATTCAAGAAGATAATCCTGACTTCGAAGGCTTCGAGGAAATGGAAGATGGAAACATCATGTTCGGTGAGGCAACTCCGCCGATGGAAGATACAGACTTCTATGCTAACTTAGCTGAGGAAGTAGAGTCTTCTGAGCTAAACAGCCTTATGGATGATCTTATGGGCAGTATTGATTCGGATAAAGAATCAAGATCTGACTGGGAGAAGACATACAAAGAGGGTCTTCAATACCTAGGTATGAAGTACGAGGAAAGATCCCAGCCGTTTGAAGGTGCCTCTGGAGTTATGCACCCGCTTTTAGCCGAATCCGTTACTCAGTTCCAAGCCCAAGCTTACAACGAAATACTACCATCACAAGGGCCTGTTAAGACCCAAGTAATAGGTATGTCTAATGCCGAAACAGAGCAACAGGCAGCACGTGTACAAGAGTTCATGAACTACCAGCTTATGCAGGTTATGAAAGAGTACGATTCTGAGACAGATCAGATGTTATTCTATCTACCGCTATCGGGTTCTGCTTTTAGAAAAGTTTACTACGATCAGAATCTAGGAAGAGCTGTATCAAAGTTCATACCTAGTGAAGATTTAATCGTTCCTTACTCTGCTACTGACTTACACAGTGCTACAAGAATTACTCATGTCATTGATATGTCAATGAATGACGTTAAGAAGCTACAGCAAATAGGCTTCTATCGTGACGTAGATGTATCCTCTGGCAACATGCTAGATGATATTGATGAAGTACAGGAAGAAATAGATGAAATACAAGGCGTTAGCCCTAGTTATGACGATGATGATACTTGTAAAGTATATGAGGTTCATACTGAGTTAGATGTCGCAGGTTATGAAGATTTAGACTCAGAAGGCGAAGAAACAGGTATAAAACTACCTTATATCATTACTATAGCTAATGATAAAGTCCTATCTATACGTAGAAACTACAAAGAAACAGATCAATTAAAGCAACGTATTAACTACTTTGTTCACTATAAGTTCTTACCAGGCTTAGGATTCTATGGCTTTGGTTTAACTCACATGATAGGCGGCCTATCTAAAGCATCAACATCTATCTTAAGACAGTTAATTGACGCAGGTACTTTATCTAATCTACCTGCTGGATTTAAAGCCCGTGGTATTCGTATTCGTAATGATGATCAACCACTACAACCTGGTGAGTTCAGAGACATGGATGCCCCTGGCGGAAGTTTGCGAGATGCCTTTGTACCGTTACCTTTTAAGGAGCCAAGCCAAACCCTACTCTCTCTCCTGGGTATCTTGGTTGACAGTGGAAGGCGTTTCGCTTCGATAGCTGATACGCAAGTTGGTGAAGGAAATCAGAATGCTCCTGTAGGAACAACGATTGCACTACTAGAACGTGGTACTCGTGTTATGAGTGCTATTCATAAAAGACTTCACTCAAGTCAAAGAATAGAATTTGAGATACTAGCAAAAGTATTTAGTGAATACTTACCACCAGACTATCCTTACTTCACAGCTAACGGAAACCAAACTATCAAGGCTCAAGACTTTGATGAAAGAGTAGACGTATTACCTGTATCAGATCCTAATACTTTCTCTATGAGTCAGAGAGTTATGTTGGCTCAAGAGATATTAAGAACTGTACAAAGTAATCCTGAAATACATGGCCCCGCTGGACTGCATGAAGCATACAGAAGAATGTACGGTGCAATGGGTGTTCAAGATGTTGAGAAACTTCTACCGCCTACGCCACAGCCTATGCCTATGGATCCCGCTAATGAGAACGCATCTTTGATATCAGGTATGCCAGCTCAAGCATTTGCTGGGCAAGATCACGATTCGCACATTAACTCTCACATGTCCCTATACGGAACTATGACTGCTCAAGCTAATCCTATGGTCTTATCTTTAATTCAATCGCACATTTATCAGCATGTATCTTTTAGAGCCGCTGAGATAGTGGACGAACAGAATGCACAAGATCAACAGTTCCAACAAATGATGCAACAAATACAACAGCTACCTCCAGAAGTATCTGGTCAATATCAGCAAGAGATACAAGACAAAGTTGCTAAAGATATAGCAGCTGTTATTGCTCAGTTGACTGAACAGATAAACGCTATGTTTATGCCACCTCAACCGCAACCTGATCCTTTAGTAGAACTAAGAGGTAAAGAGTTAGATATTAAAGCTGATGATGTACAACGTAAGCGTGAAGAGTTTTCACAAAGACAAGAGTTTGATGCTATGAAGTCTATGGATAATACAAGGCTGGCAGAACAGCGTTTGGAAATTCAAAAAGAAATAGCTACAATGAAAGACAACATAGCTAGAGATCGAATGGATCAATCAGCACAATTTAAAGCAATGGATATAATGAGAGGTTAATTATGAGTTCAGTTAGAAATAAAATGAAAGCTATTCACAAAGAAGAGCTTAAAAAAGAAGAGGAAATAAACAATGGCAATGGGACGATCATCAATGAGTATGCAGATAGAAAAATCGACATCGAAGCTATCGCCAAGCAGGCAGATAAAGATGCCGACAAACTCCTCAAAAAAACAGCAGTCGAAGTCAATGCTAAAAAAGAAGAACCAAAAGTTAAAGTTAAGTCTGAGCCTAAGGCTAAGGCCAAGCCTGTAGCTAACAAAAAAGTTAAACCAGTAGCGGTAAAGAAAAAGAAATAGTATGCCGTTAAAAAAAGGTAGCAGTAGAAAGACTATATCTGCTAATATAGGAGAATTGGTTAACAGTGGCAGAAAAAAGAAGACTGCTATTGCCATTGCTTTAGATAAGGCAAAGGCATATAGAGCATCTAAAAAAAGGTAAATTAATATGAAAAATGTAAAAGCAAGCGTAACTATTAAAGATCAAGGTACTGTTAATTACTCTGATCTTAAAAAGATTCCTAACGGATCTGCACCACAACCTAAGGGTTACGGTGGCGGCGAATCAAGAGGCGGCGGTGCTGCTCTTAGAGGTAAGAAGTTTAAAGGAATTTGCTGATGGGTTTATTTAAAGACGCTATGAGAAAAGGCATACCTGGCAGAGATGCGGGTGCTACTATAGCTAGACCTATGCAACCACCACAAGCACCTAGACCTACCTTAATTCAAGGCGGCCCTGCTTATTTTACTCCCGAAGGTTACAGACCTCCAATGCAACCGCAACAAGCTTTCATGCCTACAGATACTATGGGCGATCCTATTGGTGATATGTTTAGAAGACAGTTGCCTAAACAAAGAATTCAATTACCAAGATTGCCACCTCAAAAAGATCCTAGGGATGACCAAATATTTGTTCCGCCTCCAATTGATAGGGATGATCCTAGATTTTTCCCTCCTGAGCCTATTGATGAGCCAATGCCTGTTTATGGCGGCCCCGTTGAGCCCATAGATATGCCTATAAATATGCCTGAGCCTATCGTTTCTACCCCTGTTAATACTAATCCAGGTGGAGATGTATTAACAGGGGTAGAAAATCCTAACTATGTTCCACCCTCTTCACCACCTATGCCGCCTATGCCTCCAATGCCGCCTAGATTTGACGATGGTTCTTTTCCTATGATGCCACCTATGGATATAGCACAACCACCAATGGCTCCACCAATGGCACCACCAGTAGAAGATATCCCTTATGAGATGTCAGACGAGATGCGTAATCAGTTAAATGCTTTAGACATGGACAGTATATTTAACGGCGGTTTAGATTTTGATAATATAAATAATATACCAGCTCCAATACAAGAGCCTATACAGATGCCACAGCCTCCTTCAAGACCAGAGCTTCCAGCAGACTTTAATCCAGCTGCAGGAATCCCAGGTTCAGGTGTACCTCCAGTACAAAACCCAGGAGACTTTAGGGGCGGACTACCTAGCGTTACAGACTTTGATGATAGATTCTCTATATCACAACTTGATGATATGAGAGATAAGTTTAGACCAGAACTAGAACCAGTTGTCCCGCCTGCTGAAAAGAGTCCTTTCATTCAAGATCTTAACAACCAAGTAGTTGGCGGATCTAACGATCCTTTGTCACCAAATTATAAAGACCCAAGACAAATACCATCTTTAGGCCCTATACAATCACCTCCTCCTGGATTTATACCTCAAGTTCCTAATCAAAGTCTTAATGAAATTGTTGTTGGTGATGACTTTAATAAAAGGCCGATTTTAAGAGAGTCAGAATTTAGAACACCACCTCCTGAGCCACCAATGGACATAGCTCCGCCTAGAGCTACTCCTGTAGAGATGCCTAGAGATATAGCCCCACCAGTTGCACCTCCTAGAAGATCAATAGCACCTCCTTCATTTGAACGTGAGCCTAGAGAAATGCCTAGAGAAGCACCTATACAAGCACCTACTCCACCTGCTCAGATAGAGCAAATAAAACAAGTGCTACCTCAGTTACCTCCAGAGCAGCTAATGGATATACTTCCTCAGCTACCTCCTGAAGTAATACAGGAACTACCCGAAGAGTTAATAAGACAAATTATGCCTATGATGCCCGAACCTATGATGCCTGAAACAATGCAACCTAGAATGCCGATGCCTGGGCCAATAGCAACACCACCACCAAGATTACAAAGACCGAGTTTACCTATGATGCCTATGATGGGAGGAAGGGGTAGACGTTAATAATAGTTGAAAATTAGGAGAGAGCTAATTGGACGGAATAAGACTAGCAGAGTATTTATTTAAAACTTTGCGAGATAGAGAGAGAAATACTGTTGACATTATTGCTAGTGGCAATATAAAATCAATGGAAGATTACAAATATCTTATGGGAGAGTTATCAGCGATTCGTTCCCTACAACAAGATTTAAGAGAAACGCTGCAAATGGATGACAACGATGAATGACAAAGTCGCAGAAAAAACAAAATTTGAAAAGCATAAGGAAGAAGTTGCAAAGAAAAAGTCTGAAGATTCTTCAGAGTTAGACAACGCCTTCATAAGTTCAGATCAAAGGGTACTCGACCCAAAACTACTAGACAAATCACTACTTGAAAGAATGCCAGATCCTTCTGGATGGAGAATACTTGTATTACCATATAAAGGGAAAGGTATGTCAGATGGTGGTATACAGCTAGTAAAAGAAACTGTAGATAGAGAAGCTCTATCAACGGTGATCTGTTATGTTTTAAAAGTAGGTAATTTAGCCTATAAAGATAATAAGTATGGTGATGATCCATGGTGCCAAAAGGGTGACTGGATTTTAATCGGTAGATATGCAGGAACTCGTTTTAGATTAGAAGACGATAACGAGGTTCGCATTATTAATGATGATGAGGTGATCGCTAAGATCCTTGATCCAGATGATATTAAATCTTTATAGGAGTAAAGAATGAATGAAGAAGCACAGAATATAGAAGAGTCTGAAAATTTAGAAGTAGAGATCTCAGAGATTACAGATGAGAAAATAGAGAAGGCAGCACTTCCACAGAACAGAAGAGTAGAGGAAGTGGTACAGGACAATCCTGTTGAAATTAATGTTGATCAAGATGTATCGGCTGTATCTCAAGATGAAGTTAAAGAAGACTTTGCAGTTTCACCTAGAGTGGAAGAGAAAGCAAAGGATCAATCAGAGGTAGAAAAGAGAGCTACTCTTGCACAAAACAGAATTAATAAAGCTGTAGCACAAGCCAAGGAGTTTCAAAGAAGAGAACTCATGGCTATCCAATATGCTAATGATCTTAAAGATCAGAATCAAAAGCTAAGACAATCTCAGAAAAGCTTTCAATCTAGCTACGGTGATGAGTTTGGAAATAGAGTTGAATCTCAACTTAGTTTATCCAAGCAAGCATTAAAGCAGGCAACTGAAGCTGGAGACTCTGAAGGTGTGGCAACAGCAACCGAAGCTTTAAGCATGGCTACTACTGACAAGGCTAGACATGAGCAGTATATTTCTCAACAGAAACAATACGAAGCTCAAGAGCAAGCCTATGTAGATCAAGTCCAACAGCAACAAGTTTATCAACAATCTCAACCCGTTCAAGAAGAATACAACGAGCCCTCAGATAGAGCTCGTACTTGGGCAAATAAGAATACTTGGTTTGGAAAAGACCAGGTCGCAACCAGTGTTGCCTTCGCAGTTCATAAACAACTGGAGAATGAAGGCTTTGACACTGAGAGTGATCAGTACTATAGTGAGATAGATAAGAGAGTGCGACAAGAGTTGCCTCAAAGATTTAACGTGGAAGCAGACAAAAAACCCGTCCAAACGGTCGCTTCAGCAACACGCAACACATCGACTGGACGCAAACAAAATCGTATCGAATTGACACCGAGCGAACAGCAACTAGCTAAGAAGCTTGGGGTGTCATTTAAAGATTACGCAATACAAAAAGCGAGGTTACAAAAATCATGAGCAAAGAAATAGATAACAAAACTGAAGAAAACAACAGAACTCTTAGGAATTCTGAAACTAGAGAGAAGGAAAATAGACCAAAAGTTTGGAAAATGCCTTCAGCTTTAGAGTTACCTGACGAAGCTGTCGAATTAGCTGAGTCACAAGGTATCACTTATCGTTGGATCAGGGAGTCTGTCCTAGGCCAAGATGACAAAACGAATGTCTCAAAAAGATTTCGTGAAGGATTCACGGTTGTTAGGCCAGAAGAGTTACCTGGATTTCATGATTTACCTACTGTCGATGATGGTCGTCACGCAGGAGTAATTGGAGTGGGTGGTTTAATACTGTGCAAAATAGATAAAGATATCGCAGATCAAAGAAATGACTTCTTTGAAAAACAAACCCAGAACCAAATGTCTGCTGTAGAGAATGACCTAATGCGTGAAGAGAATCCTGCGATGCCAATCTCAAGAGAGATTAAATCAAAGGTTACTTTTGGTGGAGGAAACAGAGGATAACTCTGTAACTCTATATATAATTTTATAAAAATAGGAATTAAAAAATGGCAAATCAAGATGCTTCATTTGGATTAAAGCCTGTAAGAATGATGGGTGGCTCACCCTACACAGGCGGACAAAGTCGTTATAGAATTGCTAACAATTATGGTACCAGTATCTTCCAAGGAGATATGGTAATGCAGGTTACTGGAGGCGGTGTAGAAATACATGCTGACGGTGGAACTGTACCGATTGTTGGTGTTTTTAACGGATGTTCATATACAGATCCAACAACTAACGAGCCAAAATTTAGTAATTTTTATCCTGCTAGCACCGCTGCTGCAGATATAATTGCTTTTATAATAGACGACTCTAATGTTGTCTTTGAAATCCAAGCCGATGACACTTTCCCAGTGGCTGACTTACTTGGTAACTTCGACATTGTTTATACAAACGCAGGGAGTACTGTCACAGGTATTTCAGGTGCAGAGTTAGATGTCACAACAGGTGCTACAACAGCTGGTTTACCGCTTAAAGCGATTGATATTTCAGGCGATCCTGAAAATTCAGACGTTGCAACGGCTAATACCAATGTTCTATGCGTAATTCAAAATCATATCATGGGCCAAAAAGGCGCAGGATTAGCATAATAGGAGTATGACTAATGGCTATAAGTAGATCGCAATTAGCGAAAGAATTAGAACCAGGTTTAAATGCCCTATTTGGCATGGAATACAATAGGTACGAGCAACAACACACTGAGATATTTGAGACTGAATCATCAGATAGAGCATTTGAAGAAGAAACCATGATCGTTGGTTTCGGTAACGCGAAGACTAAAACTGAAGGACAAGGGGTCGCTTATGACTCTGCATCTGAAGGCTTTACTTCTAGGTATTCACATGAAACCATCGCGTTAGCATTTGCACTAACTGAAGAAGCAATCGAAGATAATCTGTATGACAGACTGGGAGCTAGATATACAAAAGCTCTAGCAAGATCTATGGCACATACTAAGCAAGTAAAAGCTGCTTCTGTGCTTAACAACGCATTCTCATCAAGCTTTACAGGTGGCGATGGTGTTGCATTGGTAAGTGACTCTCATCCTTTATCGGGTGGCGGAACTTTCAGCAACAGACCTAGCACTTATTCAGACTTGAATGAGACTTCATTGGAAGATGCCCTTATCTCTGTTTCAACTTTTGTTGATGACAGAAATATGGTTATTGCTTTACAAGGTAAGAAACTAGTTATACCACCACAATTACAATTTGTGGCTGATAGACTACTTCAAACTCCTGGTAGAGTAAGTACATCTGACAACGACATTAACTCTATTAAGAATATGGGCATGGTATCCGAAGGGTACACTGTTAATAACTTCTTAACAGATAATGATGCTTGGTTCTTGATGACAGACTGTCCTGATGGATTTAAACACTTCGAGAGATCATCTCTTTCAACTTCTATGGAAGGTGACTTTGATACTGGCAACGTCAGATTTAAAGCTAGAGAAAGATACTCATTTGGATTCTCAAATCCAAGAGCAGTGTTTGCCTCTCAAGGTGCATAATCTTAACTGATTGTTTAAAGGGAGCTTCGGCTCCCTTTTTTTTTGGATCAAACTGATATACAATCAAATGACTAGGATTATTAACTTGTTCTATCGACTGACCTAGCAGACAAGCCGAGACTATAGAACTTATTTCCGAGGAGGAAATTATGGCGAATTCAACATTTAGTGGGCCAGTCAGGTCTGAAGGTGGTTTTGAACAAATTACAGTAGCAGCATCAACAGGTGCAATTACAACTAATTTTGATTTAGATGCAAGTGGAAATATTACTGACGTAGGTTCAATCGCATCTGATGGTGCTATTTCTACTACAAGTACCATATTAGGTAAGAAAGTAATTAATACAACTTTTAATGCTAGTGCTGCTAAATCAGAAGCTATAACAGCAGCTCAATCAGGAACTTTGTTTTTAATTGACG